ACATAAACATGGCAAAACAGATGTTTAAGGATAATAAAGCTGGCCACATAGCCAAGCATTATAAGAAGCAACACGCCATTTTGAGTGAAAAGCGCAATAATGGTGAAACCGAGTATTTAGAATTTGAGGATTACGCATGAGCGAGTATAAGAATTGGCGAGACAAGCAAAAAGCACTAGGACGCGGTGAAATAAGAGGCGTTTTTGTAAAAAAAGAATCTCACAAAGAGATCAAAGCACATATTAAGCATATTTTAAGATTGACAGAAAAAGGGATAACACATGAGCACATCAGTAATCGACTGGCTAGAATTGATTTGGAAGACTGAACTACCGTCTAACTCTAAATATGTAGCAAGTTACCTTAGAACCTATATGAACATGAAGCGCGACCTTTGCTGGCCCTCTGTTGGCCGTATAAGCCGTGAAACAGGTTTGTCCGAGCAAACAGTAAGGGCGCATATTAAGAAGTTAGAGGCGGCGCAGTGGCTTGAGGTCGATAGAAGCGATGGCGGACATAGCGGTACTACAAATCGCTATAAAGCTACCGTTCCTATGACCCCTGCAACCATTGCACCCCTGCAACCATTAGACCCCACCCCTGCAACAGTTGCACCCCTACCCCTGCAACCATTAGGGGGGAATAAACAAGGTAATAAACAAAGTAATAAACAATTATTAGATAAAGAGATACCTGACGACTTATCTAGTGCTGCAACGGATTACTGGTTGAAGAAAGGTGCAGCGTTCGATATGGAAGAGCAGTGGATGCTATTCACTTCTCACCACCAAGCTAAAAAGACTAATGTTCACAACTATGCAGCCGCTTGGAGAACTTGGTACGTCAATGCCGTACGCTTTGCGGCTAACAGGCCAGAGAAGAAAGAAAAAGTCTTCAACAGACTCACAGATAACTCATGGGCAGACGGTTTTTAAAATAAATTGAAATAAAACGAATAAAAGGCTTGACCGATCTAATAGTTACGCGTAACATTCATTTCATCAACTACTGCTTGAAGGAGCACAAACCATGAACAACATACAAGACAATCCAGCACGAGTAGCACCACCAGAGCCACCTAAAGGCTTTTCTATGAATAAAGCTAAAAGGGACTTAATTGACCTTTACTTAGATTCTGATAAATACGATGGCTCATTCCATGACCATTTAGAAACGTATATTGTCGAAAACGGTTTAATTCATCACTGGATGCGTAAGATGCACACTCGCAACGCCGATGAAGTGCAGCTTGATATGCAAGATCTTCTTAGCTCAGTTGTATCTAATTATGTGGAGCGCACGCTATGAGCAACATAAAAGATAATCCAGCGCGAGTATCTTCACCAGAATCACCAGTAGAGCCTAACTTTAAATTTATTGCTTTAGAGTTGGTGGATGACTATTTAGATGGTGATTGGGAAGAATCTTCACCTTGCGATTTATTTGCAGAGGCGCTAGAAAATGAATTTTTTGAAAAAGGCAAAGCGCACGATTTTATGATGCTGGCCTTTAATCCCCCATTAGATGATCTAAATTGTGCAATGATAGATTTTGTAAACGACTTTGCACTTCAATATGTCAAGGATAGGCTGTCAATATGAAAACTAAACACTTAGCAATGGAAAATGGCGATTTAACCGGCTCTAGCATTGGAGATGCAATGTCAGCTTTAGCAGAGACTGGCTGGCTTGAGTATGAATTGCAGGTCTCTATTAAGGCATATATGCACTCTCACAACTTTGAGCACGGTTATGCTTTTGCAAAAAAGATAGAGGCCATAGCATTAAAGGCTTGGAGTGAAGAGGTGAAAGAGAAGTCTAAACGCATCAACGCTCATGGATTACCGTTTTAATGGGCCGAGAAACCACTTTTAAGCCTGTTGATTTAGATTATCGCGGCACCGCTTACCAGAAGCACCACAAAAAAATGGTAGGCGGTAGCAAGCGTTTTATCTCTGATACAGCCTGTCCGAAGTGCGGCGAGTATTTAAGAGTCTGGAGAGGCCAGCGTAACGGAGAAAAGACATCGGCTTGTAAAGGTTGTTATGTCGATAAAAAGAACAAATCTATAGATAACACACAGGCTGATAAGCGCAGAGCAATAGAGGCTCACCAAGAGCGCACAAACGATTTAGATTGGGAGTTAATGTAATGGCTATATATATTTGTGAGTATTGTAATGATTATAAAGACGGCGATTATGACCCGTGCGAAAGTGTAGGTAAGTACGATTCTATTTGCGGCAATTGCAGCGTAGAGCATTTTAATGAAGAGGGAGAAGAAAACGATGATAGAGAATGTAGCTGATTTAAAAAAATTAATCCAAGACCTTGACGACGATACGATTGTTGCGGTAGACGATGGTGGCGCTTTTTACGGTATAAGTGATGCCGAGGTTGACCATGACCAAGAGACAGATAGCTATCATGTACTGTTTTTAAGAGTAAATAAAATTTTTAATGAAAAGGGAGAAGAAAATGAATAAGTCAGAAATTATAGGTAATTTAGCAAAAGCGTTATGTAAAGCGCAGAATGAATTAGGTGGGGCGGTTAAGAACTCAAGTAACCCGTTTTTTAAGTCGAGCTACTCTTCATTAACAGATGTAGTTAAAGCTATTAAGCAGCCATTTGCTGATAACGGGCTATCTTACTCGCAGTTTCCAATTACGTCAGACGGTGGCGGCGGTATTGGCGTAGTAACTATCTTAATGCACAATTCAGGCGAATGGCTAGAGTCAGAGTTCTACTTGCCACTTGCTAAAAAAGACCCACAGGGCGGCGGTTCGGCTATCACCTATGCTCGTAGGTATGCTTTGCAAGCTATGGCAGGAATTCCCACAGTAGACGACGATGGCGAGGCTGCGATGATGCGGGGAAAGACACTGAGCCAGTCAGAGGACGAGTCACAGGAAATGTCGAAAGAGCAACTGTGTGGGTTAGCGGTGGAGCGCCATATTGATTCGTTAAACTTTATTAGGCTGCGATTATCCTCTGGCCATGATCACGACATCGCTTATGCAAAAGAAGCCTTTGGCGAAATTAACGAAGACGACCAGCGGGCTTTATGGGTAGCACCAAGTAAGGTATCGACAGCATTTTTTACAACCGAAGAACGAAAGTTACTAAAAGGGGCATAAACAATGATTAAATTAAGCTATGAAGTACCAAAGAGAGTAGAGGAATATACAGCAACAAGGTCTCTTGATATGACCATTGACAGTGAGCAACCTGTATATGACATTATTGAAGCGTTTAGTGATTTCTTAAAAGCTAGTGGTTATATGTTTACAGGTCGAATTGAGCTGATCTCTGAAGAAGAAGATGAAACTGAAGATCAGATTATACTTAAACAATTGCTCGACGCTTTAAGTGCTGATGTTGAAGCCTTGAGAGCTGATACGTTTTGAAGTTGTCAGACGGTATGGAGAAGCAGGTAAGACGTTTACTTGATCACACTGAGCTAACTTATACAGAGATAGCTGAGACGGTCAAGTTGAACAGGAGGGACGTTGAGAGGTATGCAAGGCAGCACTTTGACGACGAGATGTCACTGTCTGACGACGAGCTGGCTTGCAGCAACATAACCGAAGGCTTTAAGAATTATTTAAACAGAAAGGATAGAAGATAATGAGTAGTACTGAGTATGTTCGTAAGTTTAGAGCTAAGAAAAAAGAGCAGGGTCTTGCAGAGGTTAGAGGTATCTATCTGCCAAAGGAAGCCCACATTGACGTTAAGAAGTACGCCAAGAAAGTAGAGAATAGGATAAATAAAAATGGATAAAATGCAGTGCTTTGAGTTTTTTGTTGTGGTACTATTCTGTTACGCGTTATATCAGCTATTTACTTTATAAAGGGAGATGAAAATGAAAGATGAAACAGCAGGTTATTTAGCAATTGCAACAGTCGTTACTTGTTTAGGTGCATGGATAACTCACATTATTCATTGTCTAGTTACGGCTAAATACTTACTACTGATTGCTGGCGGGTTCTTTTTCCCCATCGGCATGATTCATGGGTTTGGTATTTGGTTCGGAGTAAATTGGTAATGGGGACTAAGGGTATTGATCAGCGCCCTTATGATCGAGAAAAGTTCAATAATAATTTTGATTCTATTTTCGGTAAGAAAGAAAAGAAAAAAGAGGAGGTTAAGAATGGAAAGTCCGATAGAGATGAAAATAATAAAGATAGAAAATGAAGACTTTTATGTTTTATCTTTAATGATTGAGGGCGCTTCAACACTTTACGAGATGGGTTCATTAAAGAATTTAATGGCTTTTCATGCCGTTATAGCTGAAGTGTCAAAAACTATTTTAGACGAAAGTTTGAAACTTAAAGGTACTAAAAAAAAGGAGATGCACTAATGTTTCAAGAGCTTAAACAAATAAACGAAGAAGCCGATGCTCGCAGAGAAGAAGAAGAAAAGTTAAGCCAGTGTGAAAGGCTGCAAGTAGCGCTAGAAAATGGTGAGATGCTTACAAGAATGTCTTGCCTAAATGATCATGGGATTATGAATCCTACAGCAAGAATATCAGAGTTAAGAAGTATGGGCTTGCCAGTTGTTACTCGAATGGTCGGCGTTAGAAATAGATGGGACACAAAAGTTAAGGTCGCTCAGTGGTTTTTACCTGATCAGGACAAGCCATTAGCACCAACTAGAAAAAACCGAAGATAAGCTCGTCCTTCGCGCCGCTGCTGGTCGGTTTAGCTTATCTACCAGCACCTTAATTAACTGAAAACTACTTTCAAATTTGAGAGTTATTTTCCACCTAGACTAAAGAGAGATAATATGGAATACAACGATGATAACAAAGGCGCTTTATGGCCAGCTAAAGATAGAGCTTCAGACAAGCACCCGCACTTTACTGGTAAGGCGATGGTAGGTGGTGTTGAATACTACGTGTCAGGTTGGAAGCGCGACCCAAACGGCAATCCTAAAGCGCCAAGTGTGAAGTTTAGCTTTAAAGCAGTCGATGAAGTAAAGGCTAATGCGTTCCAAGGTCAGCAACAGCAACAACCGCAGCAACAGCAGCAACCGCAACAGGCTGCACCGATTGACTTTGATGACGATATTCCATTCTAGGAAGTGTGCATGGGTATTGCATTAGGCTAAAAATCTAATGTAATACCTCCCAAAATTGGAGGATTATATGCAGTACACCGCTCAAGCGACAACAACAGCAAGTGGTAGTCAAACAAGCGCAATAACCGAGTTAGGAGTTGATAACGGGGGCGTAAGCGAAAGGTTTAACCCGTGGGATATACAGACTTCAATGTTTGGAAATAAATTAAGACTGTCGGAAGTGCGAGATAATATAAACAACACTCATAGAGTAAACGCTTTTGGAACGCTGGCCATGTTTGCACTGCGAAACGGATTTGATGAAGTTGATATATGTAGGATGGCCGATAACAAAAAAAATATCTGTTACGACCTGTATGTTGGCGATTACGTCTTTAGAAAGTTAAACGAAAGGCATTACAAGCGTAAAGTAAAAAAGGTGAGAAAAGGTGCGTGAATTTATAGTTATACCAGCAAAGCCCGACTCTGTAGATGATTTTCTGAGGTCTATTAGTGAGTTGATAGATAAAAAAGAAGCGTTTAAGGTTAAGGTAACAGGTATGTCGAACAGGTCATTATCGCAAAGCGCCCTACTCCACATCTGGGTTAGAGAGTACGCTGCTTGGAGGTTTAAAGTTCCGCTTAAAAGTATTCAAAAGTCGGATGTTGATGACGCCAAGATAATCTTAAAGCAAGCCGCTTATAACAATGCAGACTACAGATGGCTGTGTAAAAGAGTAACAAACCATGACACAGGGATTAGCGCCTTAGTGTTAAAAAGTACAAGTGAATACGATAAAGGGGAAATGTTTATGTTTATGGAGTTCGTACAGGCATTTGCAGCGCAGCAAGGCGTTGTTCTTGAAACTTTGGGTGAGTTCGGGAGATTAAAAGATGAAACAAACGTCTAGGCAGTGGCATGACAACTATAAAGATTTGTGCGAGATACGCTACCAACTGCACATAGCCTTTAAAACAGATATTAGAGAAGAAAACTTCAAGTCTGTACAAGAGGCTCTAAGACTTTTAGATCAGCATATCTGGACTGAATACAAATACGGAGAGCCACAAAAATACGACACTTGTGACAAGCAATTGTCCTAATAAGTCCAAAGCACGGGGACAGTCTTGCGTATATCTACGTGCACAAAGGTCTTAGCGATACCAATACCACTAAATCCTAACTCAAATGCCAATTTCGCTAGTAAGAATCTTTGAGCGCCGCTGCTAACCCTTATATCTGCGGCAATGCCTTTAGTGTGCATTCCGCCAGCAGCTTTTTTAGCCTCGATAGAGTGCTTCTCACTTCGATACCCAGAAGTAATTGTAAAAGCAAAACCTGCCTCTTCACGTAGCGCGTCTAGCGCATGGATAAATTCATCCTGCATATCGTTCTCGCCAGTCTCTTGGCAATCGAACTCTTCTCTTTTAAAGTATTTAAACTTACCCATCTGATTTATGACTCGCACCGAAGTAAAAAGAAGTTATGGCAGATACCACACCGCCCATATAGCCTAATATTAAACTGACAATGGTGTCGCTATTAGCATCAGGTGGCTGGATAGTAACAAGGAAAATATACCCAACGAAACCCACAAGAGACACAAGCGCAACGATTCTAGGTGTCCAATCGCCTTTGTGTGCCTGTCTCGCATTTTTGACATCTTCCGCCTCCAAAGCAAATATATCTACTTCCAATTCCGCCATTTTAGTTTCAAAATCTAACTCAGCTTTCTTAACTTCAAGCAATTGTTCTGGTGAGGCGTTCTGTAAGGCTTTCTCAATGCTTTTAGTGTCGTTTCCACAACCTAAGGCAGATGCAATTGCAGACGCAGCAGCGCCACCTAGGGGGCTACCTAAAGCCGTACCTAGAACTGGAGCTACAGCGCCGATTAAGCTCTTAATAGATTTAAAATTCATTTTTTAGGCTTCTTCATTGGTTTTTTCTTACCTTTCTTTGGCGGTGCGCCTACTTTGCTACCGTATGTACCTTTACCTTGGGGCATAATTCTCTCCTAGACTTTCCATTAGTTGAATCATTTTAGTCATATACCAGACAGCTTTCTTGGCATCCTGTACTGGGTTTTCTTTAGTCATTAATCTACTGCCAGTGTATTTAATCACATTACCGTGGCAGTACTCTATAGCTCCCTCCACACCTAAAACATCAACAATATAGTCAATAGTCTCTATCTCGCCATGCGTGTAGTGTGCTGGGTGGTTTACTGGGTCTAAATCTATCACTTTACTCCCCCTCTACTTCAAATGCAGATGTTAAAATCTGATGTTTAGCCCATTCAAGTACACCAACAGCGTCTATATCTGTTACCAGCTCTCTTTCCTGATATTCATATATCAAGTCCAATATCTTTAGATACAAATCATCTGTTGCTGAATTGTAATAATCATAACCATCGTGGTCGGTAATATTATCAACTTCTGTCATTACAACCTCTCAGTAGATCGGCGAACCTCACCTTTTTCCTTATCTAAGACAATCAAGCACATGGATTGCCCACTTACGTACCCTTGCTCATTATGCCATGCGTCAGCACTAGGTAGTCCAGCAAAAGATTCAGTAATACAGCCGCCATAAGTTTCCATAGCTGTATTCTTAGAATGTATATGACCATGATAGCAATAGCGGTGTTTGGTTCGGCCCCACTCTTCTGGATATTTTGCGGTGAAGTATTCGGCCAGCTTGTTAGGCTTTGGTGCGTGTCCATGCGATACAAGAAAGGCAGTTTTACCCCACTCAAATACCCATGCAGGTGCAGGTGACATCTCAATCTTAACGCGCTTATTGTTACGCCAGTATGCCTGTTGGTGCGCTTTGATTCCCATGCTTAAAACAGAATCATGGTTGCCTTTAACGTGGCGAACAATTACTTTCTTAAACTTCTTTAGAGCCTCTTCAGTTATAAACGACATAACCTCAAGCCCTATTAGGAATACGTGCTCTAAGCGGCCATCTGTGTCCACTCGTGTGCCTTTAGTGGTCGTGCTCTCATAGTTATCGGCATGGTAGTAATCGCCTAGCTGGTTAATAACAATAGTATCGCAATCGGGAGCATTATTCATAAGTCGCATAAACACGTCTTTGTGGCGCTGCGCTGCAATGTTTACATCGTAGTTGTCGCCGCTAATATCTTTATGGGCGTACATACCAAAGTGAGCATCACCGATATTAACTACCGCTAATTCATTACTACGTTTACTTTTAGTTGGTGTCGGTACGAATGGTGAGCGTTTTTCGTGATCTTTAATGAAGTTTTTAAGCGCAGTCTCAACAGCTTCTAACTGGTCTTCTTTCTCTAGGTCAGTCTTAACCCATTGGACTTTAACTTGTCCGTCATCACCGTAAAGAGTGGAGGTTCCCTTAACATTGTAATTGCTAGGACAGATTCTAATCATATCGCTATCAGGCGCATACTGGGCCGATAAAGTTAAGTGGTAAACTAAAGGGAGTTACACAATGGACGCGAATCATTTAGAATTTTGCTCTACTGAGAAGCAACTAACCGCCGTTAAATTATATATAAAAGGTCACTCTGAGCATGAAGTGGCTAAGTTAATGGGCGTTTCTCGCGCTACCGCACAATCATTTAAACGAGCTGTAAGAAAGAAAGCCGCTGCAAAAGGGTATGCCCCTGAAAGCGATATGATTAGAATCTGCCCTAGCAATTACAATGTTAAGGGAACCTCCACTCTTTACGGTGATGACGGACAAGTTAAAGTCCAATGGGTTAAGACTGACCT